AAGACCTTCCCTGGTCTACTGTAATGCAACCAACAACGGCAGTAGTTGCGACAGGTATTGGTACTTCAGGCACTTCAATATTGGAGGGTAGTTGGGTTGTAGGTTTTGCAAAAGACCCGGAAGACCTCCAAGAATGGATTGTAATGGGTATCTTGCCTGGAGATAACACTACAACAGCCGTTCAAGGTACAGATAACCCAACTTCAGGTCACAGAAAGTGGGCCAAATATCGGGGTAATCTAAAAGAATATAGTAGAGATAATATTCTGGGAGGAGAAGGACGAGATGGAAGAACTGTAGCTCCTATAGAATCTGATTTGGCCAATAAGTTTGTTGATTACGAAAAAGGCTTCCATGATCCTACTATGGACCTACGAAACATTCCTTGGCCTCCAAGTGATGCAGGTTATGGCAACCCGGTATGGAATCATGCCTATACTCCTCCAACAGATGCGCCTGGTGATATCATACTAAATGATCCTGATAAGAAAATAAACCGGGTAATGAACCATTCTGATGCCGGCGGTGGCGATCATCCTAATTTGGTTGATTTGGATCCTTTCGATGAAAAATTATGGGATTATGATTGGAAACCCAAAAAGCCATTTGTTAGGGTTACTCATTCTGACATATTGCATTATTTTTACCAAACTACTCGTAGAATAAAAGCTGATAAAAGATTTCTTCCAGCTTGGACAGATTTCGGAACATTTAGATGGCGTGATTGTAATACTTATTTTGTAGATGATTTGGATTATATGCCAGAATTGACGATTGAAGAGCGTAAGTTTTGGGGTTCTCACGGCAACAGAGAAGATGGTAGAGAAGGTGTTATATTCTCTACTGGTTATTTGGAGCCTGATTATTGGTCAGAAGATAGAGAATATGGTTCATTAGGAGGTACATATGGGCCGGCATTTCCTGTCACAAGAGATACACCCACAGTTTCTAAAGATCCGGCACGCCTAACAAAGATTGGAGAAACAGATACAAGAGCTGGATGGGGTAAAGCTCCAGGTGATGAAACTGGCTATTGGAGTATGGAAGGAGAAGATTATAGAGTTCCTAATCCAAGAGTCCGTTGGGTAATGAAAGTTCATTTAAGTCATACTGAAAGACAAACAATAATGGAACTGTTTAAAGCAGGTCATTATGGTACAGGCATTTATAATATCAGTAAACCCGGTGATGGTAGAAAAGACATACAATGGAAAGATGTAAAAGAAGAAGATTTGGTGGTAGTACCTCAGCCAGATATTAACCCATTAGCTCTTGGTGGTATTCCTATAGAAACAACAGATGGAGTATCAGTAACAACAAAATCCAGTTTGTGGGCAGATTCTACAACTTATTTTAATGATCCGAATTTATGTAAAGGTGAGCCAGCCAAGCCACTATTGCAAGAAGGTGATATAGTACAAATTGCTGGTGTTAGAGGCATGCAAGAGATCAATGGTCGAATTTTCCGCTTAGGAACTTGTAGTGATGACGGCACAAGCTTTACAATGGAATTATGGACTGCTGATGGAACAGTTTGGTCAGGGCCGGCCGGAATAGAATGGGAACCTGACGGAAATAATTTAGGTAAGTGGGCAGTTATAGGTGCGGCGGTCTTACCAGATCCACCATTCTCTGAATATCTCGGAGGCGGTGTTGTAATACCTCATAACCCACATAGATATCTTTGCTGGAAGGCAGATATGAGGGAACGACAAATCAACATTGGTTCGCCTGATCCAGAAACTGGTGTTAATGAGAAACATTGGAATCAACCAACTGGTGATTATAATGCTCGATATCCTTTCAATAATGTTTATGAATCAGAATCAGGGCACATTATGGAGTATGATGACACTCCGGGCGCTGAAAGAATATCACAGTTCCATAGGTCGGGCACAAATTACGAAATAGACCATAATGGCAATAAACAAACTTATGTAAAGGGTGATAATTACGATATACGCCTACATGATGATTATATGTATGTTAAGGGTAAAGTGGTTCATACTTATGATGATGAAGTGATGATTCGTTGCAATGACCGAGCGGATATTTCGGCTAATTGGGGAATACAGATGTGGTCGGGCGGTGATTTAGATATTCACTCAAAACGAAACATCAACTTGAAGTCTGATGGTGATATTAACTTACAAGCCGATGGACATATCAATTTATCAGGAACTACAACAACCCATAAAGTTGCTGACGAATATCGTGCAGGTAGTAGAAATAAAGGTGAATTCTCCAAGATTAAAATGAAAGCGGGTCATCTATTTGGTGAAATCATAGGAGATATAGAAAGGCCAAGAGAATATGGGATATTTTTACAATCTGCTGAAGGTCCGATTGGAATTAAAACTTTACATGATGGTGATTGGGGAAATATTCATATTGCCTCTGGTTGGGATATGGAACTCTTTTCATGGAGACACCAATATCGTACGGCAGGGAAAATATCGAATCCGTCGAATATCTATGATTATGCTATTGATAATATTTTCATAGAGGCAGAAGCCAATAATATTGAGATTACAGTTCCTGCTGGGTATCTTCACGCATCAATACTAAAAGAAATTCATTGGAAATCTTGTACAGGCAATATAGTTTTACACGCTTTAGACAATACGATTGATTTAGTGGCATTGTCTGATGTAAATATAGAATCACTAGCTAACGATATTGACATTAGGGCGGCTCTTGCTGTTCATATGCAATCTGTGGGTGATGAGGTTCATATTAAATCAGAAGATTCTACTTTTATAAATGCAGCTGGTGGGTCTGTACAAATAAATTCATCCATAAACACTATGATTAGGTCGGGTTTGAATTTTCATAATTATGCTGAAGGTAAGATTTATGAAACTGCGGAAGAGATACATATGAATGGTCCTGAAGCAGCTCAAGCGCTTGAGGCTGATCCAACTCCTAATGCTGGGTATGCCGGACCTGCTCGTCTAGCAGACCCTTCAATAGAAAGCTTGAAGGCTTGGATCCCAGATACTTTTGAGTTACAGTGTATTGACTTACCTAATCCAAGGCCCGCGGGAGGTTGGAGTGTAAACAGTTTAGCACTCAACGAGAATGATACTTCAAAAGGTGTTGGTGGTGAGAATATTCGTAATTTACATGACACAATAGAAAATCTACAAAAAGGATTAAGTGCATATGCAACTAAAACATATCCTTCCACATCAGGAAAGAAAGTGTATGTAGAGGATCAAATAAAGGATAAATGGACTGGTGGCCATACTACAGATTTGCAAGATCCGTGGAGTGGAATAAATTGGCATCCCTTTACTATCATGCCACTTGGTGAAGAAAGGATTGTAAGATATCCGCCGGTTGCACCACCTTGTTAATAATAAGGAGATAATATAAATGGGATTACCAGTATTACAAGTACATAGAGATACAGATACTAGAATTTGTGCAGCTTTAACAACAGTTGTAAATCAGGACGATGTATTTGCAAATTTTTTACTTGTAGCTTCTCACGGAGATATTTGCACACACGGAGCTGGAGCTTTAACAGCAAATGCAGATGAAGTTTATGTACACAATATATTAGTAGTTGGTCACGAAGCTGACGCTGCTATTTGTGGACAATCTCATGCCGGCTCGGCGCCTACAACAGAAGGATCACCTGATGTGTTTGTAGGAAGTTAATTATTAAATGGAGAATAAAATGTTAGAAAGAATTAAAGAAAGAGAATGTAGTTTAGGAATTATTATGGTTATTGTTGGAGCACTATTTGTGATATTTCCAGCAAAATTAGCCGGTTTATTAGCCGGTTTAGGATTAGTAGTATATGGGTTGTTTGAGTTGTTTTGGAAGAAGAATGAAAGTGTTATAGAAGAACACCATCATCATCACCATCACAATAATGCTACCAAAAAGAAAAGACAGACGAAGAAGAAAAACAGTTAAAATAGATAAATATTGTATATGTCAACAACTACATATAATCCCGGATTCAAGGATGCTGAATCTGTAAATGTTCATTCAAAAACCGTTTTTGTTTATAAGGACTTGAACTTATCTTTTATTCGTAACCCAGTTACGGGAGATGTTTCAACGCTTACAGATGTGCAAAACATAAAGCGAGCTGTCCGTAATCTAGTCCTTTTAAACACTTGGGATAAACCTTTTCATCCCGAAGTTGGAACAAATATTAGAGGCTCATTGTTTGAGAATTTTTCGCCCATGGCAGTAGCGGTGTTGCGAGAAAAGATAGAGCAGTCCATACAAGCACATGAGCCGCGGGTGACGGTAACAAGTGTAGATTTTGGGGATATTGACCATTATTTAGATACTAATGAATTAAATTGCACAATAGCATTTTATCTTAATAATGTTCCAGAAAAAACAGAAGAATTAGAACTTATGCTTAAGAGAATACGATAATGGCCGCAGGAATAAACACAAAAGGCAAAATGCAAATCACAGAATTGGATTTCGACAATATTAAGTCCAATCTAAAAACCTTTTTAAAGTCACAATCACAATATACTGATTATGACTTTGAAGCGTCAGGTATGAATATTCTATTGGATACTCTAGCCTACAATACTCATTACAACGCCTTTATGGCTAATATGTTGTCTAATGAAATGTTTTTAGAATCTGCTGTGAAACGAAACTCGGTAATATCCCATGCTAAGGCAATCGGGTATACACCTACATCAGTAAAAGCTCCTGTCGCTTATGTGAAGGTAGAAGTGCATGATGCGAATACACCTACAATCACAATGCCAGAAGGTTATGCTTTTACTACAACTATTGACAGTATAACATATAGATTCATCAACATAACTGAACGGACTATTAGCGCTTCATCCGGCCTTTATATTTTTGGTGAAGAAAATGGTATACCTGTTTATGAAGGGACTTATGTTTCTAAAGATTATACAGTGGATTTGACAGACCCGGACCAGAGATTCCTTTTAGATAATATTAATGTTGATACAGATACATTAAGTGTCAGTGTGCAAAATAGTTCTTCTGATACAACTACATCAACATATATAAAAGCCAATAATTTGGTTGATATTACAGCAACAACAAATTCATTTTTCGTACAAGAAACAACAGAAGGTAATTGGGAAGTTTATTTTGGTGATGGTATTGTAGGTAAAGCTGTAGAAGATGGTAACATAGTAAAACTAAAATATGTTGTTACTAATAAAACGGAAGCTAATGGGGCCTCAGCCTTTACAGCATCTAGTTCTATTTCAACTTTTAATAATATTGAAGTTACCACAATGACAGATGCAACAGGCGGTGCAGTTGCCGAATCTTTGGCTTCTATCAAGCACAATGCACCTTTCAGTTATGCTGCTCAGAATCGGGCAGTTACAGCTGCTGACTTTACTGCCATTTTACCTTTACTTTATTCAGACATAGAATCTGTATCTGTATGGGGTGGTGAATATGCTAATCCTCCGGTTTATGGTAAAGTTTATATTAGTATCAGACCAAACTCTGGTTCTAACCTTACTAATATTACAAAGGAACAAATTAAGAAACAGTTAAAGGATTATACTGTTGCTAGTATTACACCAGAATTCTTGGATCCAGTAACTACTAAAATTATACCTGTGGTGAATTTCAAGTATAATAACATAGTTACAAATAAATCTTCTACCGATTTAGAAACTTCAGTCAGTGCAGCTATCTCAACATTTAGTGATAATGAATTAGAAAAGTTTGAGGGCATTTTCAGATATTCCAAACTTACAGGTATGATAGACAATGTAGATACTTCCATATTGTCCAACATTACTACAATACGAATGAGCCAAGCATTAACACCTACCATAGATACTGCTGCAAAATATACAATCAGTTTTAATAATGCCTTTTATCATCCTCATACAGCACACACTCCTATTATATCATCAACAGGATTTACTATTGCTGGAAAAACAGATACACTATATTTTGATGATGATGGTTCTGGCAATGTTAGGACTTATTCACTATTAGCCTCTGTTAAAACTTATGTGAATTCTGAAGCTGGCACAGTAGATTATACAACAGGAGAAATAGTTATAACATCTATTACTGTTACTGGTGTTTCTAATACTGACGGAACTATTACTCTAACAGTTACACCAGATTCTAATGATATTGTTCCAGTCAGAAATCAGATATTGGAAATAGATACAACCAATATGACAGTGACAGGTGATTCTGACACTATTGCTGCTGGCGGTTCAAATGCCGGAACACAATATTCAACTACATCATCCTATGCTTGAAATAAATGGCTACTTTAAAGAAAAAATTATCCACTTTATTACCTGAACAGTTACCCGACTTTATAAAGGCGGATCATCCGGGCTTCGGCGAATTCCTCAAAACTTATTATGAGTTTATGGAATCAGCCGAGCTTAAATTAACAAATTTAGGTTCAAAAGATTCTATTCTTTTAGAAGAAGGTACTACTACCTATATTCTTCAGGAAGCAGAGAATAGATACCGCAAAGATATAATCAATAGGAGTTTATTAGAAGATTCCGCTAGCGGAGCTTTTGTAAATGGGGAAACTGTTGTGGGGCAAACATCGCAGGCCTCAGCAGTTATTCGCTCAGAAGATATCACAGTCGGTTCTCGCCTATTCGTATCTTCACAAAATAAGTTCCTCATAGATGAACAAATAGTAGGTCAAACATCGAATGCTTCTGGTTATATAGAAAGTTACACAGCCAATCCGGTAGAGAATGTTTCTCAGCTGATGGAATATGCTGATGTAGATAATACGATAGATGTTTTCTTTGACCAGTTTAAAGAAAGATTTATGAAAACAATTCCTGTGAAGTTGGCAGTAGGAGTTGATGAAAAAAACATACTAAAGAATATTAAAGACCTATATCGTGCTAAAGGCACCAGAAAGGGCCACGAAATTTTCTTTAGGTTGTTATTGGACGAAAATGTAGAATTATTCTATCCAACAGAAAATATGTTGCGTGTGTCTGACGGAAAATGGTCGGATGATTCTTTATTGAGAGTTGTGCAAATCAATGATGTGATGTTGTTAGAGAATGATGAAAACGATAACATATTTTTGGTTACGGAAGATGGTGCTCATATAGAACAAGAGCAATCAGTATTATTAGAATATGATGTTAATAAACTGATTGGGGAAACCGTTATCCAAGATGCTGTTAGAGATATTGACATTCTAGAAGGTGGTCCTTATGAACTATTAGGATATTCTACTATTGGAAAAGCTACAGCGGTTGTAGAATCTATTATACAGATCCAATTAGGTAGTGTTATCCTTTATGATTTGGTATTACAAGAAGGTTCTATAACAGGAACTTTTGTCCCTGGGCAATTAGTTTATGGTGAAGATAATACAAATTCAGAAAGATTGATAAGGGTAAAAAATACTTCCTTATTGTCAGCCGTTTCTATTCCAACATCCGGACAATATTTTACCACAACCGATTTGTTGGATATTTCGGCTGATAATGGTATTGGTGCTGCTTTAACTATTGATACTGTTTCTCAGGGTAAGATTTCTAATATTGATATTGATACTGTAGGAGCTGGTTATGAAATAGGAGACAATTTTGTTGTAGATAATAGCTCAGTGACCGGTGCAGGCCTTGCAGGTGAAATTGCTGTTGTTGGTGGTGGATTTTCTCCAGAAACGGGTTCGTTAATTAATGAGTTTAGAATTACTTTAGAAAATGAAGTAGGTGAATTATTAGATGAAACTTCTGCTGATGGTAGTGCTAGTGGTATAAGTTTAGAATCAGGTACGTCAGGCCAACCAGGAGAAATTATAACAGAAGATGGATTTTATATCCACCAAGAAGAAGCATCAGATAGCTCTCTTATATATTTTACTCAAGAAGAAAACTATGGAATGGTAGCTACAGACCATATTGAAGTTGAAGATGCTAATATATTCTTTGATTCTAAATCTGGAGCTAAATTTATACAAGAATCTGGAACAAACACAGGTGATATTACTGATATCCGAGTTACAAGTATAGGTAACAACTATGCAAGTTTGCCGACACTCACATTACCCACAACAAGCACAATAAGAATCCGCGCTGCTCAATTTAGACTAGAAGATGGAACTACAAGCGCCATTACCTTTGGTGATAGTATTATTTCAGAAATAGAAGAAGATATTATTATTTTAGAATCTGTTGGGCCAGATGCTTTTGAAACTACACAACAATCTGGAACATTTACGGTAGGTGAAACGATTTCGCCTGTAACTCAACCACCTTCATCCATAACAGGTACAGTAGTAAAACATTATACAGACCTTTCTGTTCCTAACCACTCTTTTGTGGAATTCACTACAGGTGTTGGTACTATTAGTGCAGGAGATACAATAAAAGGTGCTATCTCTGGTGTTATTGGAGATGTTATTACCAAAAATGTTCGGTCGGGCGGCAAGGTTATCGCTAAGGGTGATGGTGATGTTGGTAAGATTAAGTCAGTAAGGGTATTAGAACCAGGTATTCATTACACAGAAGAACCTACATTATCT